CACCTCAAGCAAATGGGCTATGACGATGCAACGATTACCCAGAAGCTTGAGAAGATTAACACCTATGGCGACCGTTCTCCATTAGAGCGTACAGTCAACACTGTCTTTTATCCGTTCTCGTTTAACAAAACTTTGTACAAGAACATCGGCGGCTATATTCTTGACCATCCTGGCGAAGCTGCTTTGCTCAACGCAGGCTTTCAGCTATATAACCATTTAGATCCAAACAACCAGCAACCTGGCAATGGATTACAGGGTTGGTTCAACAAGTACCTGCCTATCATCCAAGACTTTCAAAAGCTCAACGCTTTTGAGCATGGAACTGGATTGGGCCAGTTTGGTGGTATTAACGCACCATACTTGCAGCAAACTCCATACATCAAAGAGTTTATGAACTTGTTTAGCCCACAGGCAGTTACACCAGCTAACGCTCCTGGCATGCTCAAAACAATGACTCAGATGGTTCCAGCCCTTAACGAGCTGAATGGTTTGCTGTTTAATATCAACCTCACTACAGGTGCAGCTAATCCTGGTGGCGTAGGCTCAGGCCGCATTATTGAAACTGGCAAGACCTTGACATGGTCAGCTATGAACCTTCTTGAACATTCTAAGGATTTGTACAAACACTTCAGGGACCAAAAGACTAATCGTGTTTTCTATACATCCCCGCTTCCAGATGCTGCACAAATACAGGCTGGCTCAGATGTTGTATCAGCTCTCAAGGTTCAGCTTGCTGGCTTGATGGGAACTGGTCAGACATGGCCTACCACTGATGATGTGCCAAAGGCTGTTCGTGGCTTGCCATATAACGCAGCTAGCTTTGAGCAATATGCTCATGCCATGTACCCAGCCTATACGCCTGGTGGTGGAGTGGGCGTTGCGGTTCAGAAGGCAGCAGCAGCTGTTACTTATGTGCAAAACCTGCAAGGCACTTTCCGTTATGACGCTTACAAGCAGTTCCAGACAGATGCTTCAAAAGTTGTAACAAAGCTTAGCCGTACAACAGATGCAGCAGCTATTCAAAATATGACAGCGCCAATTCGTGATTTGGCGGTCAACATTGCAGAACAAGACCCGCAGTTCATTCAGTTCTATAACAAGTTCTTTGAGTCTGCACTAGGTCCAATCGAAGGGTTGAAGAAATAATGCCAACAAAGAAAATCGCACTGCCTGCTGGAGTTAACAGCGCAGCGGCCGCTGCTGCTGGCGGCAATACAGCCAATGGCGGTACCCTTATTTCTAGCCTAACTTCTGCAAAAGCTTTTGCCTCAGCTCCTATTAAAAATGATTACGGCTTTGTTATTAATGGCACAACTCCGCTAACAATTACTGGAGCGCAGTTAGTTAGCGCGCTTAGCGATCCAGCAAATAACGCCTTGGCTATTCAAAGAATGACTTTAGATGTGGCAAAGGTTCCTGGCTCAATGCCAGGGTTAACATCAGTGTCTACCAATGGCAATCTTACTCCAGCCGAAGCTACTTATCTTTCCAACTTTGCTAAGCAAACAGTAGATTCTACCCCCAAAGGGCAGGCAGCTTCTGTAGCTACTAAAGTTACAAGCAGTATTAACCCTCAAGATGTTACCCCATGGGCCATCAACACAACCATCAATAATAAGGATATTAGCCAGCCTAATATCCAGGCTAGCACAAATTTAATTAATACCATGTTTAATGACCTTCTTGGTCGCAATGCAACAAACGATGAGATTAGCCGTTACACCGATGCTTACACAAAGTACGCAGCAGCTAACCCTGTATCTACAACCACGGGTGGCAGTACATATGGACTTATCCAAGTGCCTACAGCTTCTGGCACTGGCGTTGGCGTAACCAACCGCTTGCTCAAGTCAAGCCAAAATGAGACTACAACCTCAACAGGTTTGTCGGAACAAGATTACATTCAAAATCAGATTCGCCAGTCAGGTGAATATGGTGCTGCTCAAGGTGCTGGAAAGGCTTTTGATAACCTCATGCAACTTGCTAGAGAAACAACAGGTGCTGCATAATGGCCGCTAAAGGTAAAGTTATCGGTAGCGTTCCTGGAACCACCCCAGATGCAAAGCCCGTAACAACGGGCACCGACATTTCAGCAGGCGGCGCGGCCGCAGGATTACTCCCATCTGGTGTACCTATATCCGAGCAAATTCTTCAAAAAGATTATGCTGCCCAATATGCGTTCTGGCACCAGGATGATATTAAGGATGCTAACGGCAACGTTATTGGTCTTGGACCAATCGGCACATTCTTTGAAAAAGCCATTGACCCACAAAACGACTGGGTTAGCAATGCAGCTACATTCAATGCTCGACTTGTTTCCGACCCAGCATGGAAAGCCCTTGGTGGTGCAGAAGGCCTTACGGCCATGCGCACCAAGTTCACTGATCCAACCACTTGGGCAGAGTCAGAAAAAACTCGTTACTCTGAAATTCAGCAACTTGCTACAAGCAAGGGCTATACCCTTACGCCAGACCAAATTCAAGGCCTGACAGATACTTCTCTTTTCCAGGCTTATGATAGCGGAACTTTTAACAACACTGGCTACACCAATAATCTTCTTGGCCAAATTGTTAACATCGCAACAAAGGCAGCTGTTGCCCCAACTGGCGGTACTGGTCAGCAGACCATTAACACCCTGCGTCAATATGCTTCAGACCAGGGCGTTACTATGCCAGACAGCTTCTTTACAGATGCTGCCAATAAGCTTAATGACCCAAATAGCAACATGACTCTTGAGACTTATCAGAACAATATCAAGAGCTATACTCAATCTAAGTATTCAGGATTTGCTGGACGTATTGCCAATGGCGAGACTGTATCTACAATCGCCGCTCCATACAAGCAAGAGTTTCAGAACATCCTTGGCGTACCAGCGGATAGCATTGATTTGACCGCCAACTCAGGTGATGGAGCTATGCTCAAAAACGCTCTGTCTGGCAATGTTGATCCATCTACGGGCATTGCGCAACCTATGTCTATCTTTGATTTTCAAAAGCAGCTTCGCTCTGACCCACGCTGGAATAGCACCCCCGATGCAGCAGAGACAATGAATGGCATTGTTGAGCAAATTGGCAAAATGTTTGGAAAGATATAATGGCTGTTTCACAATCAAAAATTAACCAAATTGAAGCTGAGCAAGATTTGCCCACACAGCAAATTCCAGTTGTCTCTAATACATCAAGTGCTGCTTCTGCCCCAGCCGCTTCCGTATATACACCAACAGCAGCGGAGCAAATAGCTGCTGGTAATACAAATTTTGCTATCGCACCAAGCTCTGCTCCTGCCAGCTCTTCATCGGGCAGTGGTAGTAAAGCAGGAGCAGGTAACGGAACTGGCAGCGGAAGCACTGGCGGTGGATTTACTCAAGCCGATATTGATAAAGCAGTTGCGGCTGCTTTAGCTGCTAATAAAACTGCAACTACGACTACTACTACAGCAACTGGTCAAGACAATGTAGCGGCTGCTATGGCGCAGCTTACCCAGTGGGGATTGCTTCAACCTGGCGACCCAAACTCAGCAAGCCTTGAGCAAAAGATTAAAGACTTGGGAACCAGTGGAGCTGGCCCAAACACCATTCTTGCAACCATTCAGCAGTCACCAGAATATGCAGCTCGCTTCTCTGGCAACGCCGCCCGTACCGCCGCTGGCTTTAACGCCCTTGACCCAGCGACTTATGTGCAGACTGAAAACTCTTATCGTGACGTGCTGGCAGCCTCTGGCGTACCAGCTCAGTACATGACACAAAGCTTCTTGGCTAACCTCATCGGCAAGAACGTTAGCCCAACAACCCTTCAGGGCTATGTCAACAATGCTGCTCAGCTTGTTACAGCGCAAGACCCATTCTTAATGCAGCAAGCTTACAATCAGTATGGCTTGACCCAGGGTGATGTTATCGCTCACTTCTTGGATCCAAACAACGCTTTGCCTATCGTTCAACAGCAAATGGCTAGCACCCAAATTCAGGCAGAGGCAGCTCGTCAGGGCTTGTCTGCTAACCAAGCCAATGCTGCAACCCTTGCTGCGCAGGGCGTTACCCAAGCTCAAGCTCAAACAGGTTTTGCTAACATCGGCAGCCAGTTGGCTAACCAGCAACAGTTGGCAAGCACATACGGCTTTAACGCTGGTGGCATTAGCAACGAGCTTACCGCTGCTCAATTCAACGCTAATGTCAATGGCGTTAGCGCTGCACAGGCTCAACAGGATATAACCCGCTTGCGCGCACAGGAAGTTAACCAGTTCTCTGGTTCTTCAGGCGCTTCTAAGGGCAGCCTCTATACAGAGAGCGAAGGCGTTTCCTAAGCCTATCAAGTTCCGTCACTATCCATCGGCGTAGTTGACGCGTATTAAAGACCGAGAGTGGGAGCCAACCTTCCTTCCCCTGGGAAAAGTTGTGGCCTGCGTTCAACCAACAGAAAAGGGAGTGCCACATGGCAAACCAATATGACGAAGACGATGACTTTGATCTTGAAGAAGACGAAGTTGTAGAACAACCTGCTGACTCTAAAGGTCCAGCTAATCTCCGCAAAGCCTTGAAACGAGCGGAGAGAGAAAAGAAGGAACTGGCTGAACAGCTAGCAAACATTCAAGCAGACCTTCGTGGTCGTTCCGTCAAGGAAGTATTGGAACAGAAAGGCGTATCCACAAAGATCGCCAAGTTCATTCCTGGCGACGTAAGTACGCCTGAGCAGATTGACGCATGGTTAAACGAGAACGCTGATGTGTTCGGTTTTACCGTGAGTGAAGATGCTTCATCGGAAGCACCAGAAAACCCNACTGCCCGTGAGATGCAGCGTATCAACGCCTCTCTTCAAAACGCAAATACCCCTTCCCGCGACGTAGACGCAGCGGCGAAGTTGGCTGGCGTTAAGACAAGAGAAGAGCTTGACATGCTGGTATTCGGACAATCGGTTACTGGTCGCGGACGACGTTAAACAACCCATCCACGCACAATATACCCAAAGAAAGTAGGTGACGCATGGCTAATCAATATACCGACTCAATCGGCTCTACTGCTGGTATTCCAGGTTTAGTACAGACCGCATATGATCGCTATGTAGAGTTTGCCCTTCGTGCTGTTCCTCTTATCCGCGACGTTGCAGATAAGCGCCCAGTACAGCAAGCAATGCCAGGTTCGTCTGTTGTATTCCAGATTTACACAGACATGACCGCAGTAACTTCTTCTCTCTCAGAAGATGTTGATCCAGATGCAGTAGCACTTGGAAACACAACCCCAATTTCTGTATCTCTCCTTGAGTACGGAAATGCCTCATTGACAACTCGTAAGCTTGAGTTGTTCTCACTCTCAGATGTTGACCCAGCGATTGCAGATATTATCGCCTTCAACATGGCTGACTCTCTTGACACAAACGTCCTTAACGTTCTTGTCGGTGGCCCAAATGCTATCGCAGAAGTTAACGGCTCACTTGTTTCAACCTACGCTGGTTCATACACCAACGGAACAACCAACAAGTCAATTCTCTCAACCGACGTAATCAAGTCACGCGATATTCGTACCGCAGTGGCTAAGCTTCGTGCAAACAAGGCTGTCCCACGTCAGGGAGAATACTACTGGTGTGGTATTCACCCAGAAGTTTCATTCGACCTTCGTTCTGAGACAGGCTCAGGCGGATGGCGTGATGACCACAAGTTCTCCGAGACAGGTGCAGCTGAATTTTGGCCAGGCACCATCGGAACTTATGAAGGCGCAATGTTCGTAGAATCACCACGTTTGTTCAACACAACCGATGGTACAGGTTCTACTGGTGCAACAGGCACCTTCGGAACATCGTCTTACGTCAACGGTACTGGTGGCGTTCGCGTCTTCCGTACACTCGTTGCTGGAAAGCAAGCATTGGCTGAAGCAGTTGCTGAAGAGCCACATGTCGTGTTCGGTCCAGTCGTTGATAAGTTGATGCGTTTCCGTCCAATCGGATGGTACGGCGTTCTTGGCTGGGCACGTTACCGTGACGCAGCTTTGGTTCGTATCGAATCAACATCTTCGATCCACAACTCTTAATTTGAGTTAGTTGTCTCCCAGCCTCGCACGTGGGGCTGGGTGGCAACACCCCTATTGAAAGGTAGCACATGGCATATGTTTTCAAACCACCTACGGTGGAAGAAGGCCCTGCGGGCTTTGGCATATTGTTTTGGCGCTATCGCTTACCACGGGCAAATTCAATTCTTGTATTCGGTACAGCCGTAGTTAGTACGCGTACCCCTGCCGTACAAGATACTCAGTCAGCAGATTACTGCTACTTGGGTGGACATGAGTATGTACTGTCCCAGGCGGAATATACGATTTTAACAAACGCTGGTTACGGCGCTAACATCACAACGGTTTAGGAGCAGGCGTGTTTAGTCCAGGACGATACAACATTAGCATTATCCAAGGCACGACCTTTAGCATTGCTCCCATCTGGCAAATCGATAACCTGCCAGTGAACATCACTGGCTACTCAGCAGACATGCAGGTGCGCGATGTATCAGGCAACCTCATCACTGAAATTTCTACAGCCAATGGACGCGCTACCATTAACGGCGCTCTTGGTCAAACCACGCTGGCTTTGACAGCAGCCCAGACTGGCGCTCTCGCCGTGGGCAACTACACATACGCTTTCAACCTGACAGATACTTCTAGCAACGTCTATCAAATCCTCAACGGATCATTCGTTGTTCAGGCTACGGTGATACAATAATGTCAGTCACAACTAGCTCTATTTCGACTGTACTTATCCCCGTCACAACCAACGTATTTAACGTTGGTTCTACTCAACCATTAGTTATTGAACTGGGCGTAATCGGCCCTCAAGGTATTCAAGGAGCAACAGGTGCTAACGGTAACACTGGGCCTACTGGCAATACTGGCCCCACTGGCAGTGTCGGCGTTACTGGTCCGACGGGAGCTACGGGTAATACAGGAGCTACAGGAGCGACAGGAAGTGGCGCGACTGGCGCAACTGGTGCAACAGGGAGTACTGGAGCAACAGGACCCACTGGTAACACTGGAGCGACAGGATCCACAGGTTCTACTGGCTCAACAGGTGTTACTGGCCCGACAGGGGCTACTGGATCCACAGGACCAACTGGAGTAACTGGACCTACTGGTTCAACTGGTAGCACAGGTGCTACAGGTGCAGGCGGAGCGCTGGGCTATTACGGCAACTTCTACGACACTACCACCCAGACCAACGCTGGCGCTACAAGCGCTAACCTCATCACCATTAACACTAATGCTGGCTCTAGTGGAGTAAGCATTGTATCTGGCAGCCAGATTACCTTTGCCTATGCTGGTACATATTCCGTCAATTTGCTTGGTCAATTCATTACCACAGGCGGCGGTAGCAACTATCAGGTCAATGTCTGGTATGCCCTCAACGGCACAGCGGTGACTGAATCAACCGCAATTTTTACCACCTCTGGTGTTAACAACCAAGTACTTGCCAACATTGAAGACTTGGTTACCGTCAACGCTAATGACTACATCCAGTTCTACTGGTCCTCACAAAATACATATATGGAGTTGCTTGCCGCATCAGCAGGTTCATCTCCAACTCGTCCCGCTTCCCCAAGTGTTAACCTTCATGTCGAACAGATTATGTACACGCAACTTGGACCGACAGGAGCAACGGGTGCCACAGGAGCCACAGGTACGAATGGGTCTACGGGAGCGACTGGCCCGACAGGACCAACAGGGGCGACAGGTAATACTGGCAGCGCTGGCGCGACTGGAGCTACAGGGGCTACTGGACAAACAGGCTCGACAGGTGCTACGGGAAGCACGGGAGCAACAGGCGCAAACGCAGTTTACGACACGGACCAAGCGGTAATTTCAATGCAGGTATTTGGATAGGATAACCAATGGCAAACTATACTAAGCAGCTTCTCTCAGCCTCATCACAGGGCCAGCCCATCACCGTTGTTCAGACTGCCTCAACCGGCACAACCATCCACGCAACAGGTACATCCGCATCCACGATTGACGAAGTATGGCTCTATGCCAACAACACTTCTACCTCTCCTGTCTTGTTGACGGTTCAGTTTGGCGGCACAGGTTCGGTACAAAATGCCAAGCCGATTACCCTAGCCCCACAGTCAGGCGATGTTCTTATCGTTGCAGGACTGCCCCTAACAGGCACAGGCTC